AAGAGGGAAAGAACCATCTTCCTGTAGCGCTCTATTTAATTCATCTTCATATAATAACTTTAACATTTGCATTCTATCTGGTGCATATTTAATTGCTAAATAATATGAAAGACCTGCAATCATACAAGGTACAAATCTGTAAGGAACATCCGCATCGTTTGTATATGCTCCTGCATCTTGAATTCTTTTTACATAATAATAATTTATAAATTTTCCTGCTTGATCAGTGCCTGGAGTTAAATATAAAGTTATAGTTACTCTATCAATTAATCTTTCTACATAGTATTGAGTTGGTTGACCTGTAGATGATTTATTTGATAAAGATTGATATGTAGATCTATTAATTTTTGTTAAAGGAGTGTCTACATTGCTATTTCTAAAAGAAGCTTCTAATACATCATCTACACCATATACAGCTGTAGCGCTTGAAGTTCCATCATCCGTAGATCTAAACATTGTGTAAGTTTTTTGATCTGCAACTAATGTAATATTATTGTTTGCGATTTCCCAATAATGCAGACCTCTATTTGCCCACTCTTGAAATAAAATATTTAATGATCTTCTTGCTCCTTTTAATTGATAACCAGAAGCGCCTTGAATGCCAATTCTTTCATATGCTTCTTCTACAATGTCAGCAATAGAAAAACCTTTTTCAAAGGTAGAAGTACCTGAAGTAGTATTAGCCATTTACCCTCCTACTTATCTATAATAACAGTTACAGTAGCATTTGAGATAGCAGAAACTGTCATTCCACTTTCAAATACAATTCCGTCTTCCGCAAGATTATAAGCAAACACATCTCCTGCTGGTACATCTACTTGAAACTGTGTTACTGAGTTTCCATCTTGTAAAGTAACTGAACCTGCAGAACCAGATGAAGCTAAAATAATTCCTCTTAATCTTGTTCTTCCTGCGAATACTGAACCTGTTCCTGTTTTTCTAACTGCCCTTACGTCTGATTTCATTATCCTGTATATCCTATTGTTACGGAATCTGTTTGATCTAAATCTAAATAGACTCCTGTTTTAAATCTTATGCCAGAACCAGGAACCATTAAATCTAATCCTTCAGATCCAAATTTAATTTGTAGTTCTAAAGAACCACCTGTACCAGTTCCATCATGTAACTTAACAACACCATTAGTTGCTGCATGAGCTTGTATGTATGTAACTCTACATGGTCCTAAATTTGTACTACCACCAGTGATAGTTTTAAAATTACCATCTGCTGTTAATGTTGTAAACTTTTGATCACTTAAAAATGATCCACCGCCTGCCATAATTTTCTCCTTAAATTAATTGTGGGCCCGAAGGCCCACATTAATTAATTATTAACTTACTGCCGCACTAAACGGAGTTGCTGGTGTTCCAGTACAACCTGAAATCACGTCAACTTTCCATTTACCTGAAGCAATTACTGTGCATTCGATTTTTGCAAATGTAACACCACCTGTTGTACTACCATTTAAAGTAATAGTGTCAGATGTTGAAGCTGTTTCAAAACCAACCATGTTATCAGATGAGTCATCAATAAATGATGCACTTCCAATTATAACGTCAGTTGCGTTTGCAACTTGTACAACTAGATTTCCTGTCTTCGTAATTGAAGAAAAGATTTCAAATTTTGCACCAACGTTAGATAAGTTGTTTAGATCAGCGCCTGGTCCTGCAACCGCAGAATCAGAATTTGCATTTGTCGCTGGTAATGTGTAAGTCACTGCGCCTGCTGCATCGTTGTGTACTATTCTACCTGAGTGAGTAGCAACTGTTAATGCAACACTAGCATCAGCGTCTACAACATTAGCTGGACCTGTAGTAATAAATCCATTTTTGGACGTTACTGGTCCTTGAAACGTAGTGTTTGCCATATTATTATCCTCCTAGTATTTCCGAACATAGTCTCTAGGCCGTCGACTATACGCGTCTATGTTCTAATTAAATGTATAGTGATTATTTTATATACTAGATTTAAATAGAGTGCAAGAGATCCCGCAATGTGAATTGAATTTATTCAACGATGTAGCTTTTTGATTAAGTAGCTACTGAAACTTGAGGCGCAGAACCTTCGATCTTATTTTGCATATGCTCTTTTTTAGCTTCTGCAAGTTTAATATGGCTAATTACGTCTCTGACTTTTCTGTCAATTTTAACCATATTGAGAGTATATCTACCCTCTTTAAGATGCTCCTGCTCCCATTCGAGATCCAGACCCTTTTTCGTCGTGTAAAGGTCTTGTAGATGTTGCATCATGTTCTCCATTTATAACCTCCTCATAGGTTATTCTGTTTGTCTTGGGATCCATCATTTCTCCAAGATGTTCCCAAGTTATAGCATTTTCTCCTAGCTTGTCAAGGATAGCGTTTTCCAAACTTTTTGGATTGTCTTGGGATAAAACTTCGAATTTTGCGTGATGTCTATATGCGTATATGTTTACTAAAAATTTTTTCATAACCTTTCTATTATATGTTTAAAATGTGGCGGAACTATGTCCGCCACAAATTTTATTGATTACGCACCTGGTGATGCAAAAATACCTCTAAAGTCAGAAACTCCAAAAGAGTATCTTTCTCTAGCTTTGTATCTTACGTTACCAGTATCGAAGTCACCTTCCATAGCAGTTTTAATTGCTGCTCTTTGGAAATACTTCATACCATTAGGCACGTCTGTAATGATATAGAACGCATCTGGGTCAGTTAAGAAATTGTTAACTCTATAACCTTGAGGTAACATTCCCATAGACGCAATTGCATTTATGTCATTATCAGCTGTTCCAACTCTACCTTGAGATTTCATTAATCTCTCAGCTGTGAATTGAAGAGCCGAAGGAATAATCATTTTCACTCCTCTTGAAGCAATTTTCAGACCTCTTTCGTCTGTCATTGCAGCAATGTCGATCATTGATTGTTCCAACGATGTCTCGTTCAAGTCAGCTGCTGTAGATAAAGTGTTAGAAGTAGTACCTGCAATTGTAGTGTGGTTTGATGCAAATAATGCAGAACCATCACCTGATGTGAAAGTACCGAATCCATTAATTAATGGACTCACAGCTTTAACTTGTTTAGTGTTTGCCATTGATCTAGCTAACGCTTTTGTATATCTAGATGCTAATCTGTCATACAGATTATCTTCAATAGCTTCTTCAGTAATCGAGAATGCTAAAGCCACTGTTTCGTGAGTGTATCTAGCTGTGTAAGTCTCTTGAGCATTGTCAAAAGTTACTCCAGAACCCTCAGGTTTAACTTGTGCTTGAGCAAATCCAGATAACATTACTTCCTCTTCAAACGCTCTGTCTGATGATTCAGTAGTGTAAATCTCTGCATGTTGATTCTCGTACTGTTTGTATTCCAGGCCGAATAAAGCATTCAAACCTGGCTCTAGTTCTTTGACTAGCTGTCCTCTTGATATCGCCATAGTTATTCTCCTTTATTAGATACCTGCTTCTTGTTTCAAGAAGTGTTCGTTGATTGTAACAACAAAGTTTACGTTTGCAGAACTTAAGTCATTATTATCAGGATCTTTAGAAACACTGATAACCTTTAATTGGCCATCAGAAGTTGCTAGATCTGAATCATCTAACTCAACTTTTGAAACGTAGTTTGGTGAACTTCCAGCAGCGTACGCGATATTAGCTACATTACCAATATCAGTTTGTGCAGAAGCACCTGTGTTGTTTGATTGTACTTCGAACCTTTCATAAGGATCATCTGATACAAAACCGACAATGTCAGTTGCTGTATTAGAAGCCTCTAAATGGTTCGCAAATGTTGGTTTGCTTGTTGAAGCGTGAGTAAAGAAAACCCCATTAAGTGGTCCTAATAAAACATCACCTGCTGCTGCCACACCAATTGTACCAGTAGCTAACATTTCTACTGGATCTCCTTGGTATATAGCTGTTGCAGAAGCTGCAATGCTGTACTCGGATAAACCCTGGTTGTCTTTATTCTGACCAACTTTTCCGATCGGTCTTAGACCGAACGCGCTATCTTTATTAGCCATAGTTGTTGTCCTCCTTAGACATTTATTGATTTATCCTTGGATGGTTAGGAATTGTTAAAAAATTAACTTTTCTTTGAGCCACCGAAGGTTACACGAGACTGCCTATCAATATCGATTGGCATACTCTGATGCTGTTCCTTCATAAGATCGTTGTCAACCGCTTCGACTTTATCACCATGTTGTTTAACATAATATTTTGTCCTTTGGTTTGCGATCTCTTCAGGCACCCTAGTCAGCACTAGGCCCCCAACTCCGATGACACCTGCGTATTTCCCATCTTCTACAACGGGGTAATCCGACTCAGGATATTCGTCTGCTCGTACTAACTCATATCCTGATCTTATTCTTCCAGAGACATTCTTAGTGTCTTGAAAGCCTAAGCTCTCGGCCCTTACCCATCTGTGTTTAAACCCAGTAGGCGCAGGCGGTGCATCTAAAGATGACGGTGGAGACCAAACTTTTTTTTGAGCTGTTTTTTCTCTAGTTTGACTCGCACGAGAGGTTCTTTTATCATTTTTATTTTCCATATGCTTATACCTCCTTCGTGATATTTAATTGTTTTGCATATTCTTCAAGTGGCACACCTAATTTTTTAGCAATTGCTACCTGTGAAGGCGTGAGACGTACAGTTTTGCGACCAGTTTTCGTACTTCTTTTTGCAGATGCAACTGTCTGTACAGGCTTGGCCGTTTCCGTAGGTTCTTTTCTATCAAACTTATGCGGAAATTCAAGTCTTATTCTCTTATCTATTTCCGAATAATATTCGTCACTTGCAGGATCAAATCCTTCATCTTCTGTTAACTTTTTGTGAAGATCAAAGGCAGTATACGTCATGGCTGTATCTTGTCCAAACCATGCATTTTTAGAAGCCCAATCCTCTGCTTTTGGATCAGGTGTTCCTTTTGCTGCTTGTTGCCTTCTATCTAAGTTAATTTCAGGTTTTGATTCCTTTTTCTTGTTGTACTCTTCTTGAGCAATTTTTGCTTGTTCAAGTTGAGCTTTTTTATACCCTAACTCAGATATTGTAGTTAAAGCTTCCGCTTCAGCTGTTAAATCATTATTGTCTCTAGCTGCTGCAAGTTTTGCTTGAGCTGCTTCGACACCTGATTTAATAGATGATTCAGTAGACTCTAAATATCCTGGTTCAAGTTTTGAGAGTTTATCTTCAGCTTTTGTTTTAGCTAAGATCATTTTTTCTGCGTATGTCAAAGCCTCTTCTCTTTGTCTTTCCGCTTCTCTCCACTTGTGAGTTAGTTTAGATATTCTTTTCTGAACAGAGTCAGAATATTTTTCTAATTCTTCTTCTTTCTTATCTTCTTTCGTATCTTCTTTTTTGTCTTCTTCGACTTTTACTTCACGTTCGTTTTCGTACGTTTTGTCTTCAGAAGGTTGTTCAACTTTTTCTTCTGGTTGTTCAACAACTTCCTGTTTCTTTTCTTCTGGCAGTTCAACATCTACCGCTGGACCAGAGGTATCAATGTCTACTGTTTTATTTTCTTCTTGCATAGTTTTATTTCCTCTCT